GTGACGACTGGATTTCTCCAGCAGGAACTTCAAGAGGTGGTTTACAGAACGTTGTGAAACTCGCTTTCAATCCTAACAAAGCAGCTAGAGATGATCTCTACACTGCTGCAATAAATCCTGTTGTTGCATTTCCTGGTTCAGGTCCTGTACTATTCGGTGACAAGACTGCTCTTGCATCTCCATCCGCATTTGACAGAATCAACGTTCGTCGTCTCTTCCTCAATATTGAGAAGAGAGCAAGAGGACTTGCTGAAGGCGTACTATTTGAACAGAACGATGCTGTAACTCGTTCTGGTTTCAACGCTGCACTTAGTGGATACTTAAGTGAAGTACAAGCACGTAGAGGAGTCACAGATTACTTAGTTGTTTGTGATGATTCAAACAACACAGGTGAAGTCATTGATAGAAATGAATTCGTTGCTGAAATTTTTGTAAAACCAACTCGTTCTATCAACTATGTCACAGTTACGGTAACAGCAACTAAGACTGGAGTTTCATTCCAAGAAGTTGTAGGTCGCTAAAAAAACGAGGTAAAAAACAATGGCAACAAATAACGTATCAACGTTTCTATCTACTATCAACCAAGGCATTAAGCCTAATATGTTTGCGGTTGATATCAGTTTTCCAGCTGGAGGAGACTTCGGAACTACAGACAAAAGTCTTACAAACATTCTTTGTAAGTCTGCTGCACTACCAGGTTCTAACTTAGGTGTGATTGAAGTTCCTTTCAGAGGAAGAACAGTTAAGATCGCAGGTGATCGTACCTTTGATACTTGGACTGCAACATTCTTCGCAGACAGTAACATGGAAGTCCGTGGTCTGTTTGAAGATTGGGCAAATAGTATCAATAGTCACGAGGCTAATACTGCTGAAAGGTTCCTACCTAATCAGGGTACTACTGGATATATGGCAGATCTTTTTGTTTCTCAATTAGAGAAAGATGATCAGGTTGGTGGTTCTGTAATTAGAACTTATCAGTTACATCACTGTTTCCCAACTAACGTTTCCGCAATTGATCTTGCTTATGATAGCAATGATCAGATCTCTGAGTTTACAGTTGAATGGCAGTATTCATTCTTCACCGCTGGTGTAGGAAATACAGCAAAAGCAACTGGAACTAAACTTAGTGAGGGCGCAAGCACTCGTGATGTCGTATAATTAACTCTGCTAAATATAAGTAAGAGAACTATTATCACTAGGTAAATGAGTCAATTATTTGGCTTCCAGATAAATCGCAAGGAGGGTCAGAAGGGTCAGTCCCCTGTCCCTCCTAATGCTGATGAGGCAATCGCCGTAGCAGCTGGTGGTTATTATGGGACATATGTAGACACGGAAAATCAAGCTCGTAATGAGTTTGAGATGATCCGTCGTTATCGTGACATGGCACTACACCCTGAGGTTGACAGTGCAGTTGACGAAGTTGTAAATGAATTTGTTGTGAGTGACTCTCACGATACTCCTGTAGAAGTCAATCTAGATAATCTAGATGCTGGTATGAGTATCAAAAGAAAGATCAGAGACGAGTTTGAATATATTAAACGCTTATTAAACTTTGACAATCGTGCACATGAGATTGTCAGATCTTGGTATATTGATGGAAGATTATTTTATCACAAGGTCATTGACCTAGAGAATCCAAAGAAAGGTATTACGGAACTTCGTTACATTGATCCAATGAAGATCAAGAAGGTTCGTCAGAAAATTGATAATAAAAAGAACATGGATTCATTGCAGAGACAAGCAATGAAAGGCACAGCATTAGAGTACGAGTACGGAACATTTGTTGACTATTATCTTTACAATCCAAAAGGTTTTTATAAAGGTGGTGTTTTAGGACCTATTGGTGACATGTCACTTTCACAAGGTGTTAAGATGGCAGTAGATTCTATTACATTTTGTCCATCTGGATTACAAGATTTAAACAAAAGAATGACTCTTGGTTTTCTCCATAAGTCAATCAAAGCTCTCAATCAACTTAGAATGATTGAAGACTCTCTAGTTATATACAGACTTTCTCGTGCACCAGAGCGTAGAATATTTTACATTGATGTTGGTAATCTACCAAAGGTTAAGGCAGAACAATATCTCCGCGATGTTATGAGTCGCTATCGTAATAAGTTAGTTTATGATGCAAACACTGGTGAGATGCGTGACGACAAAAAACATATGAGTATGCTTGAAGACTTCTGGTTACCACGTAGAGAAGGTGGCAGAGGAACAGAGATTACTACATTGCCAGGTGGTCAGAACTTAGGTGAACTCAAGGATGTTGAGTATTTTAAAAAGAAATTATTCAACAGTTTGAATCTACCTCCATCACGTCTTACAGATGACAACAAAGGATTTAATCTAGGTAAGACAACAGAGGTTCTCCGCGACGAACTTAAGTTTACTAAGTTCATTGGTCGTCTTCGCAAGAGATTCAGTGAGATGTTCATGGACATGCTCAAGACTCAACTTATCCTGAAAGGAGTCATAGCTCCTGAAGACTGGGATGATATGAAAGAACATATCCAGTATGACTTCTTATTTGATAATCATTTTAATGAATTAAAAAACATTGAAATGATGAACCAAAGAATGATGACTGTTACGCAGATGGATCCTTTTGTTGGAAAGTATTTTTCTGTGGAGTATGTTCGTAAGAATATTCTTGGACAGACTAATAAGGATATGCGTGAGATTGATAAGCAAATGAAAGGAGATATATCTTCTGGTCTTGCACTTGATCCTGCAGAAACAAATACTTTGGATCAACTCACTCAAGCAAACACTGCACTTGCTCCTGAGATACAGGCAATTCAAGCAGATGATGCTGCAGAAAGAGAGTCACAAGCTGCTGATGATGCGCTTGCAAGAGACCTTAAAAGAGCAAAGTCCGCACCTAAACCAACAACAAATACTAAATAGAATATACTGAACTCATATTATGGCTGAAAGAACCGAAGTAGATGCATCTCAAGGTGCGATAGATATCGTCAATAAGATTGCCGATAACCAACGTGCTGATGCGATCAATACAATTCATGATCTTTTATTTTCCAAAGCATCTGATGCTATGGCAAATTATAAAAAGACTGTTGCGAATACATATTTTGATGAACCCACAGAAACAGAAACGGAAGTAACCGATGAAACTGATAACGGAAACGATTGAAGACGTTAAACTCGTAACAGAGGAAAAGAACGGTAAGAAACTCCTTTACATTGAAGGTGTTTTTCTTCAGTCAGAACTAAAGAACCGTAATGGTCGTAAGTATCCTTTTAGTGTCCTTGACCGTGAGGTTAAAAGATACAATGAAGAGTACATACAATCTAAACGTGCTCTAGGTGAACTCGGTCATCCTGATGGTCCTACTATCAACCTTGATAGGGTATCACATAGAATCACAAGTCTCCGCGCTGAAGGAAATAACTTCATTGGTAAGGCACAGATCCTAGATACACCAATGGGTAACATCGCAAAGAACTTACTAGACGAAGGTGTTCAGTTGGGTGTTTCCTCTCGTGGTATGGGAAGCATTCAAAAAGTAGAAGACTGTAACGTTGTTGCAGATGACTTCATGCTCACCACTGCTGCTGATATAGTAGCAGATCCTTCCGCACCAGATGCATTCGTCAATGGCATCATGGAAGGAAAAGAATGGGTTTGGTGTAATGGTATACTAAAGGAAACTGAAGTTGCTAAATATAAAGGAATCATGGACGCCTCAGCGCGTCAGGAATTGGAAGAGAAGACCCTCAAAGTGTTTGAGGATTTCCTCGGAAAACTTTGATTTATAAATAAACTTAGATTAATTATACGGAAATTAAGAGGAAAACTCAGATGTCAGACAAGCTAAACGAAAAGTTTGAGGAACTCGTTACCGAGCAAAAGGTGATTGTAGAAGCTGGCGACCCAATGCCAACTGTATCTGCAAACGTTATACCTGGCACTGGTAGTGAACCTTCTCAGGTCTCTGATGCACAGACCAGTTCTGGAAGCGGAAAGGATCCTATGCCTACTGTCGCTCCAAGCGTCGCTCCAGCAGGACAATCTGCTCCTGCAGATTTAGGTGGTTCGTCCACTACTCCACATGAGCACGATGAAGATGGAGAGGAAAATCCTGGTGCTAAGGCAGCTGCTCCTGTTGGAGATAAAGCAGCACAGAGCGATGGATCTGCTCAGACATCTAGCATTAATGATGCTGGTGATATGGGTAAACAACCTACAGTCGGTGCTGAAGTGGCATACGGAACTAAGGTAGGTGGTTCAGTTACATATCCTATCAAACCTTCGTTTGAAGATCTTGACGTTTCCGATGACATCAAAGCCCTAGTAGAGGGCACAGAACTCTCTGAGAAATTTGCTGAGAAAGCGAAGATTATTTTTGAATCTGCTGTAAAAGCAAAAATTTCTGCAGAGTATGACAAGCTTGTAGAACACTTTGCCAAAGAATTGGATAAGGAAGTAGCAGCTGCTAAGGCAGAATTATCCGAGGAAGTTAATGGTACAGTTAACTACGCCATTGGTCAATGGGTAGAGCAAAATCAAGTTGCTATTGACCGTGGAATAAGAAATGAGATTACTGAAGACTTCATTGCAGGTCTTAAAGGTCTCTTTGAAGAGCACTACATCTCTATCCCCGACGAGAAAGTTGACGTGGTAGAGGGTATGGCTGAATCTATTCGTGAGATGGAAGCACGCCTTGACGAACAGGTCAAAGCAAATGTGAAATTACAAAATAGTCTTAATGAGACTGCAAGAAAAAATATTCTGAACAATGTTTCAGAAGGATTGGCAGATACTCAAAAAGAAAAACTCGCAGCACTCGCTGAGGGTCTAGAGTTCGTTTCTGAAGAAGCATTCTCCAAGAAGGTTACTACCATCAAGGAAGCATACTTCAAAGAAACAGCCGCACCTCAAAGTGAGGTTGCAGACGAAACTCCAGTAGAAGGAGCATCAGATGAGGTAACTCCAGCAATGGCACAGTACCTTGATGCGCTAAATCGCTGGAATTCTTGATAATAAAATATCCCCTAATTTTTCTCATAAGAGCAAATGTTTAACTCAAAAGCTCTAACAGAAAAGTGGAACCCTGTTCTAAGTCATGAAGGCGCAGGTGCCATCAAAGACAATTATAGAAAGGCAGTTACTGCTGTACTGTTAGAAAATACAGAGTCACAACTTAGAGAAGAGCGTGGCATGATTAATGAAGCATCCAACACAGTTGGTGCCATTAGTGGTGATGCTCTCTCAGGTTCTGGACTTACAACTAAAACAGGTGGTCTTGCTGGATTTGATCCAGTGATGATTAACCTCATCCGTCGTGCTATGCCAAACTTGGTAGCATACGACATCTGTGGCGTTCAACCAATGAGTGGTCCTACTGGACTAATCTTTGCTATGAAGTCACACTATCAGGATAAAGATGCTGCCCTTCGTGCAGGTAAGGAAGCACTTTACAACGAACCTGATGTAAACTTCTCTGCTTCTACTGCAGGTCCTGGTGCATACGACAACACTCCTCTTGGAAGTGACGACGTAAATCCTCTAGGAGACGGTGGTACAACAGATGCTAACCCAGGTTTACTTAACGATACCTCTGGTGGCGGTGTTACTGCAGCTAACTACGAGAAAGGTACCGATAAAATCGCTAGAGAAGATGCTGAAACTCTAGGATCTGGATCTACTCTCTTCAACGAGATGAGCTTCAGTATAGAGAAGACTGCTGTTACTGCTAAAACAAGAGCACTAAAGGCAGAGTACACTCTAGAACTAGCACAAGACTTAAAAGCAATTCACGGTCTTGATGCAGAACAGGAACTTGCTAACTTACTTTCTAGTGAGATCCTTGCAGAAATCAACCGTGAGGTTGTTAGAACTGTTTACACAATTGCAAAATCAGGTGCACAAAACAACGTTGCTAACGCTGGTGTGTTTGACTTAGACGTAGACAGCAATGGAAGATGGTCAGTTGAGAAATTCAAAGGACTTATGTTCCAGATTGAAAGAGATGCTAACGCAATCGCACAGCAAACTCGTAGAGGAAAGGGTAACTTCATCATCACATCTGCTGATGTTGCTAGTGCTCTTGCTATGTCAGGTACACTTGACTACTCTTCTGGTTTAACAGGTGCTGGCGGTCCTTCCATCGGTGAAGTTGATGACACAGGTAACCTACTTGTGGGTACAATGAACGGTAGAATTAAGGTCTTCGTTGATCCTTATTCAGCAAACGTTTCTAACACTCACTACTATGTTGTAGGATACAAAGGTACATCACCTTATGACTGTGGACTGTTCTATTGCCCATACGTTCCCCTACAGATGTTAAGAAGCATTGACCCATCTACCTTCCAGCCCAAGATTGGCTTCAAGACTAGATACGGTATGGTTGCTAACCCATTTGTTGTTCAGTCTAATGGTACACCTGATGCTGAGGCATTAACTCATGGCATTAACCAGTACTATAGAAGAGTTAGAGTTGCTAACTTAACATAGTCCAAAAATTGGTAATGCGTGTTACCAAAATATGGAAAATCCCCCAACATTGTTAGGGGACACACACAGGGATCCTACGGGATCCCTTTTTTTGTGCTTAAATAGTATTGTAGGTATACAGTAACG